AGGCTGTTGGTCACGCTGATGTTTTGTATTAAGTACTTGGCTTGACTTGCTAAATCGTCTGCTACCTCTGGACTGGTAGCACCTAGATGTTGGATGCTTGCCCGGTTGACGATCACGTCAGCGTTGTAGATGATCCCTAATGAGTTGTAAGGAATGTTTGTGCCGTCATCGTGGAAGTCTGCGACACTGCCTGACAACGTATTACCCACACGAGGCTGACTGGTCAAATCGCCTGTTCTTGACATAAAGATACGGCCCTGCTCTGCCTGCTGTATCTGGTCAATATATGCCTTAACGTTTGTGCCCTCAGCAACCGTGTATGCGGCAGCGCCGCCAAGTGTTTGTGTACCTGTCTCAATGTCACGGCTTAACGCCGGGTATGCGACCTCTGGTAAATCTAAGACGGCTGATAGTCGAGTGCTTGACAATTGTTCGCTTACGTTGTATTCAGCCAACGCGGTTTGTGCTAACAAATAAAAGTCATCAGCGCAATAAACGCTTACTGTGTTTTGACCGCCCAACTCGTAGTTGTAGTCGTATGAAACAATCTGACCGACAAAGAGCGCTATAAATGTGCCAACGCTGTTGTATCTGCCAAACGACACTCGGCGCAATGGCGCTAATGTGAACTGTCCGTCAGGGTCAACATATGGACTGGACGAATACAAAGGGTTCAGTGTGCCGCCAGCCAGTGTATCGTTGAGGTTAAATGACATTGTGCCAGCGCTGAATTGATCGCCTACATCGCGTCTGCCGCGTTTGATGTTGACGTTGGTTGAGTATTCTAGCATTGATGCAAACTCTGATACGCCGTCTAAAACGTAGGTTGTGTTATTGAGCACAGCGCGCGTTGAGTTATCAAGTGTAAACGCATCAAGCATAAACCCTGTATCTATGAAGAGTTCGTAATCTCCACTCTCAATGACTGATGTAGCCATTATGAAACCAAGATATTGGCAGGGCCAGCCGCGCGATTATAGGCACGAATGTTGTTGACAATCTCCTCGCCTGTTTGAGCGTTTGACATTACGCCGCTCACGTTTATCACGTACTGATTTTCGTAGCCTCTGTCAATACCTCGATTGCCTGCCATTGGTGATATTGGTGTTACTGATGGGTTACTAATTGAATAATCAAACGCTGCACCTATGCCTTTAACGTCTGGAAGTTTTAAGCCCTTAGCACCAAGTTTTGCTTGTGCCGCCGCAAATGCTGCCTCAACTCCTTGCAAATAACTTTGAGCACTAGAAACACCAGCGCCGTACCATTGGTTTGCAGCGTTTAGACCAATACGATCTGCCACATCTTGAGCAGATTTGACCAGCACGTTAACGCCGTCTGGCCCTGTGATGTTGTCTTGTGCGCCAAGTACTAACTCGTGTGCGATTGCTGCACCGGACTCACCACCGGCTGCGAGAACGGCTTGTAATGCGTCTTGTGACAAACCACGTTTAAGTAGCGCCTCAACGTCTGTACCGTAGTTAATAATTCCTTGTACTTGATCACGCAGTCCAGCCAAGAAACCTGACCCGGTTTCATCGCCTGCATCTTTTGCATCCTTGAAACTAAACGCGTCTTTAATACTTGATGAGACATTGGTAGCAAAATCATCAAAGTTTTTTTGTGCATCATCGAGTGACTCTTTAGCATCTTTTAGAGATACGACCATATAGTCATTAAGTGCGTCTGAAACTTTTTTAATGCGATCTGCCATCTCCTCAAGTTTGTCGTTGTTGCCACCTGTGGCTGTAGTTTGTTTTTTTATTTCTTCAGTTGCGTAAGCAGTTGCGTAAGCCGCTTTGATTTGCGCTCTATCAGAACGATAAATCATTTCAGATGTTGTGCCCAAACCTGTTGCTGTTGCTGTTAACGCCTTATTTTGTTCTACTTGTGCAACTGTCAAATCTTTCGTTTTGTTCTTAAATATGGTAAGTGCACCCATTGCCACGACAAGGCCGGCGGCAATAGCGGCTGCACCGACACCTAATGTCATGGCAGTATTCTTTGCTGTTTCAGATGCCGCCATTGCCCAATTTAATGCGGTTGCAACTACCATTACAGCGTTTGCAGTTTTTTGTACTGCGACATACGTTGCAATGGCTGTTGCTATACCTGCAATCGCCGTGCCAATTCCAATTACAACATTGACGTGATTAGCAGCCCAATCAGAAAACTTAACGAGCATTGGTATTACGGCCTCAAGTGCTGGCAACAATGCCATGCCTAGACTTTCTTTCATGTCGGTAAATGCGCCGTTCATTAACGCAAGTTGACCTTTAGCACTTCGACCAGCAACATCGGCTGCACCCTTAAAATTGCCCTCTAGCACTTTAATAACGTCACCTAAATTAGCGCCGTCTTTGATCATCTTAAATATCTCTGGTGACAAACCTTTAAGGCCTTTAAGGTTTCCTGCATAAGCCGATGCAAGAGCATTAGTCACTGTTCGCAATTCTTGCCCTGTTCCGGCTTGAATATCCATCGCCAAGTTCATTGCCTGTTGTGCTTTGGTTAGTGAGCCTGTGCCTCTCACAAGTTCTGCAAACGCTGGTCGTAGTTCGTCATCTGCAACACCTGATGCACGCGACATTTGCGTGATCATTGTTTCTGTTGAAGCAACTACTTCATTAGTAGCACCGACAGTATTTTTAAGCGCTTGTGCTAATTGCACTTGGCTTTCTTGATCCTCAATGGCTGCCTTGACAGCAAAACCACCTGCGACAGCAAGCGCACCCAATGCAGCGATTGCTGGTACAAATGCTTTTTCTAATACAAAACCTGCACGTTGACCGTTGGTTTCTAATTGTTTAAGTTGCAAGATTGCTTGCTCAAAACCTTTGCCGCCAAGACTTGAAACGATTGGAATGTTAATTGCCATTGGGTCTCTCAATGTTTCTGTTCATGAGTTCTACAACTCTTTGCAAGATTTTGCGTACATCCTCTGTTACTTGTAATTTGTTTTTTGCTACGGCAATATCAATTGCGCGTGGCGCTCTGCCAGCCTCTTTTGTAAGGTTTGCTGCAAATAAAGAGTTACCGCCTCTAATACCTGCATGGTCAAAAATTGCGCCGGCAGGGTCAACTTGTTGTATGACCATCAGACCGTAGGGTTTAGCGCCGTAAGCAATTTGTTCTGAGTGGGTAACTACACCATCAGTGGTGCGCTTAAATGTTACGTAGCGTTCTTTGCTTGCAGCCTGACCAACCTTAACCTTGAAACCTTGACGTGCTAGATCGTTGTTCCATCGAGTAGGTCTGCCCTTAATGATGTTGCCGCGTACCATGCCCGATAATGGCGCACCGTTGTTTAATGAGTTAGGAAAGTTTTTGATTAGATAACGTGCGTCATTGATAATGACATCGCCGGTGGCTTTAATATCTTTAGTAATTTGTCGGCGATACTTGGCATCAAAAGAATTGAGTTCTTTTAATATCTCGCGAGCCCCAACAATTCTTACTGCCGTTACGCCAGCCATTAGCGGCCGCCGCGTTGCTTGTTGAGTATCTCAATTACTGTGTTCATGTCGTCTGCCTCAAATGTAATCTCTGACGGCCAGTAGCCGGTGGCAACGACAATCTCTGCCAGCGCGCGCCTTACTGAGCCGTGACCGCTTTTGGGTCTTGTGTCTCCAATACGTCAATGCTGGCAAGCGATGAGATAAATAGGTCAAGCGTGCCGGGCACGGTAGTACCAGATGCACGAGTTGCCTCGTAACAGAGGTATGCCAAATCCTCGACACCGATACCTGATGCCATCTCTGACGCTTTGCGCTTGTATTTGCGTTCCCATGATACGACAGTCATCAAGTTGGTTGTTACCTCGTTGACAGTGCCATCGTTAAATGTGGCTTTAAGTTTTAATTGCATCTTGCCTCTTTCGTGTCGGGCCGTTGCCGGCGAGAATTAGTTAAGCGATTGCGACTGTGTACGCGCCGCCGGTAAAGGTGATGTCAATCGTATCAAGTGCACCAAGTTGACCGTTGACGATTGGCAATGACTCTAAATATGCGCCTGTCAGAGTCGACTCAGGATTGGTCGCACTAGCCACTGCCGAAGTTGGGCGGATTTTTACAGTTACCTGCGTGCCAACAAGAGCCTTGAGTGTTGCGTAAGTTTCTGATACAGCAAACGAGTTGTACATTGAAACGGTCAATGTTGAGTTTTCTAATCCGCCAACGTATGAGCGGTTAGTCTGGCCGAACGCCGTTGAATCCAAACTCTCAATCATTCTTGTGAACACTGCTGACGTGCACTGATCGCTCATGTCAACTGCGTTGATCGTGACGACCGGATTAGATAGGTAAGTACTTGAACTCATGATGATTACTCCTCGTTAGTGTCTTTAGTAGGTTTATCAGATTTTGTGCTCTTACTGGTGGATTTGATAAACCCACCCTCGATCAGCGCTTCAATGTTTACGCCATCCTCAGGTTCGTAGGCATTGCCTACTGTGCCAAGTCTTGCTGATGCGATTACGTATGTCATGTTGTGTCCTAACTTTGTGCCTGCACATTGATATTTAGATCATAGGCTGCTAACTCGCTGCCGCCGATGATGGCAACGGTTGGCCTGCCATCGGTAACACCGATCTGTGCGCTTACAACTTTGGCTGCCAAGTTCATCAGGCTGCGTTGAGCATCTAAGTTGCCCGGCCCAAGAGTAAGCAATCTGACCGGATACGAGAGGGTGAAAACGGCACGGCTGAAACCTGTAAAGGATGGCGCGTCAATGTACACACACGGCGGCTGGATTGATCTTGGGTCAGTAACAACCACCAAGCCAGTTATGGCGCTGAGAGTGGCTGACAACGCGTCTAGCGACTGATTAAACAGATCGGTGTAAGCAACTGGTGTAGGCATTAGGCAACCTGTGCGCGGTTGACACCTAGCAGTTGTTTGATCATTGGGCTAAGTCCGTTAGACCCACCAGATACCATGCCATCAAACGAGGCAAAGTCTGAAACCGAGCCGCGTTGACGATACAAAAAACCGCCATAGGCGCGAGTGCCAAGACCGACAGCAGTTGATGGCAACACAGTTAATGAGTCTTTGTACCCTGCCTCTTGCCGTCTGAGAAAACAGAACGCTGACGAAGCGGCCGCACAAATAGTTAAGAACGCTGCGTCTGCTGCCGTTGCTGTACCAATGCCTAGCCAATCCTCAACATCTGATGCTGACACCCAAGTACATACTTGCGTGTAAGTCAATGTGCCAGTGCTAGTTGCTACGCGCTCAACATCAGCACCAGTGCACCGGTACATAACTTGATTAGGTAACGGCACGTTGGTGTTAAACATTGGGAAACCTTGCGAGTCAATACCAATGTATAAATACTGTGGCAACGCTTGCACAACAAACGTGCCATTAAACGGTACGGCAACTGATGCAATAGTGACACTCTCACCAACAGCGATCTCTGTTGGCTCAAGTGTCTGCACTACCTCATAGTTGTCTAGCAA